TTTTATTTAGCATTGTCATCACTTCCTTCCACAAAAATAGCCGCTAGCTTTTGCTTTATTAACTGTAATTCTCATTTTTATTCCTCCAATCCCGCATCTTCTAGAAACCAAGTGGTTTCATATCGTAAAAACTTGTAAACTCGTCCATTTTTTAAATTAATATCCTTGTTTCCTGTAAAAATTCCGTTTTCAGGAACACTATAAGAAAATACCCCACCACTTTTTATTGTGCCAGCCCCTCCAATATATATAATTTTAATCTCGCAACCCGTGAACCCATTTGACGATTGTGAAAACGGCACAATTGTAGTTAAATTTGTATTTGATGTTCCATCCATAACGATCATTTTAGTGTTTTCTGCGAGCCTAATGATGGTAGCACCGTCTACGATTAGAACTTTCTCATCACGCTTAACATCTTTAGAACTAACTGAGGAAAAACCCGAAAATTGAGAGGTAAGATTGGCGTCGTCAATGAAGGCTTTAGAAGGCAAACCTTTGAACAAATAATCTAGTTGCTCTTTTGCCGAGTAATTAGCATTTCCTAATGGAGTGAATGGCGAACTAAAATTTACTGAATTCTCAAAAATTCTTGGATATATATATAGCGGTGAACTATTACCTGTCATTTTAGCTACTAAATGGGCTTCAAATTGTGTGGCTGTCTTATTGTCACCAGCTACTTTTGCAGCGATTTTTTTATAAAAAATTTTAAATTCATATGGTGAAACATAACTTGATGAGTGATTTTGGCTATGAATAGTGTGCTGATCAAGTTCAACAATTAGGTTTTCCTTATCGTCAATATTCATTGTTAACGAAATGTTTCCAAAGTCTTTAATGGCTCCATACACACCTTGAGTTACATCAAAAGATAAACTCAAGAAACTTAGTTCACGATTTCTGTCATTAATTTGATTTACACTTTTACCATCAGAGTTAGTGTAACTTCCGCTATTGTCGATTTTTATCGTCGCCATATCACACCATTGCCCAGGTAAAGCTCCTGCAGCAGTTTGGTAACTCAAGAACTGATTATATTGTCTGTGCGGATCACCGTGTCCGTTTACGTATTGGCTAGGAATTAAACCACTGTTTTCTGCCATTATATCAGCCCACCTTTTACGTATTTTTTCATTACATTTTCAGCAACCGAATCGCCCAGCGCATTAAAGAAATGAAATGGATAACCTACTGACCACCAGGCAAACCCGATGATATTAGGGTTCTGCGCAAGCCCATTAAAAAAACCTTCCATTGCTAAGGCTGGTGTTTCAAATCTGCCGGTCTGTTTAGTGGGATCACTGGCTTTTACAAGCTCATTGTCTGATACCAAATGCACTAGCCCATCATCTGTTGGCATCACACCAGTTTCAGTGACAAAGGTTTGCACATTATATTTTTCCTGATAAAAATCAACCATTTCGTGATAAGTTCGTGTATTTCCGGTTCCTAGTCTACGTGGATCAGCTGTATAAAAAACTCTTGCTAATTCATCTACGCTAATTCCGCCAGCGTTATCGGGTTGAACAATTTTATAAGTGTAGCTTGGATAAAAATTCGCTCCCATAAAATCAAGATATTGAGCGATCTGAGCATGCTCTTCGTTGAAGTATTCGTCACCCACTGTTGCATAAGTCAATTTCAAATTTGGATATTTAGAGCGGATTGCCGCCGTTAGAGCCCCCCATTGCTGCATCATTGACGCATCAGTGCAATGATACTGCTCGCATCCCAAACACAGGATTGGGATTCCATTTGCATCACAAATCCCTGCATAGTGGAGCATTATGTTTTGCCAATTCGTCCAAAAAACATCCCAGTCACTCGGCACATATGTTGATCTGTCGAGCCAGTCCATAAATGAAACACCGATGTGAGGCTTAATCATCGTGACCGGCACTCCTGCCGCAGTCGCCTCGCTAATCGCTTTTGAAATAATTGTATCATCAGGCATCTGAACATTTGGATCGTTTTTGTCAGTCACGTTTAGCATAACGACAAAAGTGGCTGACACCCCCATATTTGCCAGATGCTTAAATTCAAAATCTGCTGTCGGTGGCCGCACTTCTGCGTTTGGTGTCAAGCTAACCGATACGCTTTTATATGTGAGCCGGTGACGTTTGCTTAAAACAAGATTCTGCAAATTATTTTTAAGCCCATCTATATATGATTTATTATAGAAATTTCCTTGGTTGTAGTTGTTTAGTATAGTTTGAATGTCTGTGCTCATTGACTTCAACTTATCACTGAGACTGTTTAATGTGCCATCAACAATGGTGATGTAATCATTAGCCTGCTCTTGTGTGAAGTCCACCGCTTTCTTGACAACAAAAACCACGTCGAAGGTTGACTCAGCACCTGAGCTGTCAGAGAAGCTGAAATATGCCGTTGTAACCTTGCCAGCAACAGCAGAAAGCGCGTTAGGAACTTGATAAGTGAATTTACCACCAGATTCATTAACGATATTGAAGCCGGTGCCGTCAGCGATTACCGCTTTTCCATCGGCCGTGTTGGCTTTGAACATTGGTGCAAGGCCGTAAAGCGACACTGGAGAGCCGTTATCAGTCACCGAGGCGTCAATCACCACGGCACCTGTTTTGTCTCCCTGCCGCAAATATACAGGCTCAGGGGCGATGGCATTTTTTGTGTCAAGAGTTACTTTGTACGTTCTGATTGCCATTTGGTATCAGTCCCTCCATTTTTTCCAAATCTTTGTAAGTGTCTTTTGTATCAACGAGGCGCTGATCCTCAAATCCTCGGCGCTTGCCCTTAAGCTCCCAACCAAACGCTGAATCAGGGCTGTCTGACGAAACGATGAAGTAGTCCTTGCCACGTTCAGAGACCCAGAAATGCGCATCACTGTAAGCTGTCAAGAATACTTGATAGGGCTTGTCTGTATTAACCAAATCAAAAACGAGCGGATCAATGTCCACTCGCACTGTTTTGTCTTCTCCCGTTTCGGCCTCGCCAATATCGCCGACATAGTTTTCAGCTAACTCATACGCAGGAGTGGCGCGAATACCATCACGGGTAACTTGTGCGGCGTTCTTCGATCCGCTGTAAACGTAGAAATCTCCCCAGACGCTCGTCTTGCCTACTGTTACTTGAAACTGAGCATTGTTACCACCGTCAGCACTCACGTTGAACTTCGAGTCATGATATATCCACATTCCGCCGGGCTGTTTACTGACAAGCGGAGACATTAGTGAACCATACAGATTATATTGCCTGTTTTCCGCTGTCGCTGTTGCTGGCAGTTGAAACACCGGTAGACTTCCGCCAGTGCTTCCCCCCTGGTTGATACTAAAAATCGATCCTGGCTGATTCCATATTGCGAATCCATTGGGTTGACCTGTTGCACCATCTGTTGTCGCAGTAAGCGAACCGAACTCGAAGTCATCTTTGCTGATCCTCATTGAGCCGCTCTTGAGTGATATACCAAAACCGCTGGCGCTTTCTGTTTTAAAAGCCACACCTGATATGAGATTGCCAAATAGTCGGTCAGCAACAACACCATCAGCAGTGACGGCACTTTTGAATGTTTGGCCTCCATCTGTAGAGACACCTAGTCCAGCACTGTTAAGGATAACAACCTTGTTTGAGTCTGACTTGTCAACAGCAACAATTCCTTGATCAGTGAACCTGAGTTCTGTTCGTGCGGCAAGAAGATTATTAGTAGCCAATTGCACTTGTGATGTTAGCCATTCATTAGGTACTGGGATCTTGCCAGCGGCCACATTTGATAGCGTTGATTGTGATGTCTTCTGCTGTTCAGCAAATGACAGGCTTCCACATTCAACTTCCGTTTTGGTTCGTGTGCCGCGAATATCATAGTCACTAGTCACTTTTATGATCCGAACCTTGTCACTAAAATTAAGGTTCTCATCGATCACCGTGATATAGTCCCCAGGGTTTGCCATCGCGTATTTGTAGCCGACAGATTGCAAGTCAACAAGGTTTAGGGTGAGTGAGATGCTCCAACTCTTGTCGACTTTCTCTTTCACAGCAGCCAGCAAATTGCCAGCAATTGTGTACCGCTCATCAGCAACAGGAACCGCTTCAATTGCTCCAAACTTTGGATAATAGTAATCGTACAGCGGTGATTTGTACTCAACTTCTAAGCGTTGGCTTGTGGTGTCATCAGGATTGCTGTATGCACCATATCCGCGGCCATAGGTAGCAAAGTTTGTGTTATCTGTCTGAATTTCCGCTGTATCAAGGTTGAATTTTTTGCGAACGATGGTAGACAGATCTGATCCCATTGCTGGGACGATATGAATCACGGTGCCTTCAACAGAGAACTCAACGCTTGCTTGATCGATGATGTCATTGAATAGCGACAGACGGTCACTCATGCCCCAATCTTGTTTCTCAAAAGCTGAAACCGAGGCTGTGTTGTCGTACGTATACCCAGTGCCCGCGAACAGAGCGTCAAGATAAGTTGCAAACGGGTGCGAGCCATTCCATGTCTCATATAAACCGGTCTTGCTCATTTTGTAGAAAAATGACTGAACGGCGCTGAACGCAACGGTATTCTCTTTGTCGTTCTTCTTGTATGTGACAACAACGTATTCTTCATCAAGGAACGACAGCGTCCAGCCTTTGGCGATGTTTGCTTTGACATCTTGGCCAAAGTAAATCGTCCCAGACAGTGATTTCTCACCATTCACCGCATCGGTTTTCTCAACCTCGCACTGGGCTTGATATTCATTATTCTCAACATCTGTGAATGTAATCAATAATCACGCCTCCTATGCGTACAGATTTTGGAAACCAAGAATCCTGACTGTGCCCAATACATTGCAAGTGATTCGGTTCGGCTTATCTGGCTGCAAAACAAAATATGCCTTGTTCGTCTTGCTGACGATGCTTAGCCCATTTTGTGTGTAGCTAAAGCCGCTAAACACAAACACGTCACCTGAAGCCACGGGACCGCTATACGTCATCTCAGTGTCATCTATTTTGAACGACAGTGAAGACGCTGGACCTGTCGCAGTTAACCGAATAGAGAACCCTTGTTCGAGCTGATTACATGGGACAGTCCCTCGGTATGGGACATTGCTGACAACATCAATATCGGCCTGTGGCGTTTCGCCGTAAGGCAACTTCATCGTCTTGAATTCAGCAGTTAGCTTATACAATAGTGTTCCATTGACGTTGCCAACTAGCTCCATCTCAGGTGCTTCCGTATAGACTAGGAACCGCTTGTGAGATGGATAGTTGCTCAACTTATCATAGTAACCGCCATACGTCTCACCCGGCCGTTCCATGGCCATACCGGGCGTTGTTTTAAGTTGAGTGATGTAATACCCGTCTGGGTCGGAAAGCAGCGCATACAGCTTCTCACGAAGCGTTTCTTCTTCGTCTATGTCGTCAGCACGGTAGTACCCGGTGATATTGATTGTCTTGTCTGTGTGCCAGCCTCCAAAGTCGATATTGCCGTTTCGTTGGTCGAGCTGCTTGCTGTTTCGAGTGACCGATGGTGCTGACTCCTCGAAATCAGTTATTAGCACCTTGTATTGGCTCAGGTAGTAGCGGCTACCATCAAGCTTTTCAACTAATA